AAAATTACATACAAGAGTATGTTGACAAATATAAGCCTGCTTATGCACAATTAATGATTTATATTAATAATGAGAAATGAAGCAATTATTAGATTTTATATACGATCCAAAAAGTCCTGAAAATAATTTTATTTTAGGAAAATATTATGAAGAAAAAGAACAGTGGTCTTCTGCTGTTTCCTTTTATCTAAGAGCTGCTGAGTTTAATGGAGAAAGCTTATTGGCTTATGAATCTTTATTAAGAGTTTCATTGATGTTAGAAAAACAAGGAAATAGATTCTCTAGTTGTAAAGCAGCTTTGCAACGAGCTATTTCAATGTTTCCAAAAAGACCCGAAGCTTATTTTTTATTGACTAAAGTTTACGAATATACGAGAGAATGGCACGATTGTTATTATTTATCATGTATTGCTGAATCTGTTGTTGAGGAAGATAATTTACCATTAAGAATGAGTGTTGGTTATCCTGGAAAATATGCTTTTACATTTCAGCGTGCAGTGGCGGCTTGGTGGGTGGCTTTATTTGATGAATCTCTCGGTATATTTAGACAATTAGAATTAAATCCAAATATAGCACCAAATTATTTAAATTCCATAAAAAATAATTTAAATAATTTAGGTAGAATGTACAAGAGGCCTATTAAATATGATGATTCAATGTATTCAGATTTAAGATTTAAATTTAAAGGATCTGAAAATATTGAAAAAAATTATTCGCAATGTTATCAAGATATGTTCGTTTTATCCATGACTAATGGCAAACAAAACGGAACATTTATTGAAATAGGTTGTGCTGATCCATTTTTTAATAATAATACAGCATTATTAGAAGAGAAATTTAATTGGTCTGGAATATCTATAGATATTGATCCTAAAATTATAGAGAGTTTTTCTAAAGAACGAAAAGGAAAAACTTTACTAGCTAATGCATTAAAAATAGACTATGATCAATTATTAACAGAATCAACATATGATTATCTTCAATTAGATTGTGAACCTGCATCAACAACATTTGAAATTTTACGTAAAATTCCTTTACATAGAGTCAAGTTTGCCGTTATAACATTTGAACATGATTATTATACAACTGAAAATAAAGAAATAAAAGAAAAATCTAGAAAATATTTAGAATCTTTTGGATATGTTTTAGTTGCTAATAACATTGCTGAAGATAGATGGAGTGATTTTGAAGATTGGTGGGTTCATCCTGATTTAGTTGATGAAAAAATTATTAAGTTAATGACAAGCATTTCGGATAATGTACAAAAAGCTGATCTCTATATGTTAGGAAAGTATGAATCCAAAATTTGATAATTTTCCCGCTGTATATTATATTAGTTTTGAAACATCAAATGATCGCAGAGATGAATTAGAATCTCAATTTAGATCAAATAATATTTCATATAAACCTATTATAACGTATAAAATTGATGATGAAAAACGTATTGTAAAAGGACAATTTTTACATCAATTAGATAAACCAACAATGGGTTGTACAACATCCCATTTAGTTGCTATTAAAGATTGGATTAATAATTCGGATGATCCATATGGAATATTTTTTGAAGATGATGTTACGCTTATAACTTCTAAATATTGGAATTTTTCTTGGAACGATTTTATGAATCGTCTTCCACAAAATTGGGATTGTATTCAAATGTTATGTGTTAGGGAAAATTTAAATGATATTAAATTTCAAAAAAGAAAATGGGATGATTGGGCTGTAACTGCATATATGATAACTAGAGATTATGCTAAAAAACTAATCCAACAATATTATCCAGACAATGAATTTATTTTAACTATTCCTTACGGGAATATAATTCCTTTAGCAGAAAACATTATTTATGGATTAGGATTTACATACGCAGTTCCTTTATTTATTGAAAACACTTACTTTAAATCAACATTTCATATTCGAAATATACAAGAAGAACATAAAGAGTATCACGTAGAATCGTCTTCGTTCGTCTTAAATTGGTGGGAAAAAAATAAAGATACTAATCAATTAGATCTATTGTTTAAATAAGGGCCGTAAGGCTCTTTTTTATTATGAATAAATAAATAAAATAAACCAATTAAATGGCTAATCCTGCTGAAAATGTAAGTGGTTCAAATCCTCAATCTCAACAAGGTTCTTCTGGACTCCAAATAAATGTGGGTGCCAATGCAATCGATATGTTTAATCCAAATGCGGCTTTATCCGCTCTTCAAAATTATTATGGATTAAATAATGTGGCTAATAAAATGTTTGGAATTGAAGCCAGATGGTTTAGAGCTGTTCCACAACAGAGATCGAAAGATATAATGTTTAAAGAATATACTCTTTCATGTGTTGAAGAAGAACCTATTTGTTTAAGAGTTGTTGTTCCTGATGGAAATTTCCCTGATTCAAAATATCAATATGATTTAATGGGGCTTGAATATGAAGTACCATTAGAAATACAAATTGACAAAAAATATTGGGAAGAAATGGCTGGTTTTGGAACAGCCCCTCAGAAAAAAGATATAGTTTACTTGACGATGCCAAACAAACTTTATCAAGTGGAATCATGTTATTTAAAAAGAGCTTTTTTAGAACAAGAAACTACATGGGTTTGTAATCTACGTAAATACATGCCAGAGGCCTCCAGAAGAGAAGGGGACGCACTTAAAGAAACGATTGATAAGTATACAGTTTCTGAACAAGAAATATTTGGGGAGCATCAGGAATATGAATACATTAAAAATCGTGATGATCGTCAGATGTCGCCGTTTAATTCAACAGAAAGAGACAAATACAAAACAATTGATTCAAAATTAGAAATACTTCCAAATAACATAGAATTTTACGGAACTATATTTGCGCAAGGATTTTATGATATGAGTACACCAAGATTGTTTAGTGCTGTTGAATATAAGAATCCTTCCGGTGATGAAATAAAACCAACTTATGATAGAGCTATTACTGCTTGGATAATGCCTCAAGATGTAAAAGAAGAATATGAAGTTGTATTTATTCTTCCTGAATCAGGATTAACATATCCAGCAAATTACAGAATAAAAATTAAAGGAAGCAAACGTTTTCAAATAGATGATGTGTTTGTAATTTATAGATCTGAAGCATTAAATTTATATGCAAAGGTTATTGATGATGCTCATGCAGCAAATGGAATTTATTGGTGTCAAATTGATACTCCTGTTGTAAATTATTTAAATTCAGTAAGATCTACATGGAATAGCCTTAACGGTAGTCCAATGACAGGATATAAAATGAAACCAAAATATCCTATAACATTATTAGACGGTAGAAATGAAACAAACACTGGATTTACTGTTACTATTGCTGCAAATCAATTTGTTAAGATAAAATATGCGTCACAAGAGTATATAGCGGTAATGCCTACAAAATTGAATGATAATCAATGGTATGGTATGGTTGTTAATATTGGAAACACATGGAATCAATATAACGTATATGTTTGGGAACAAAATCCAAATACAGGCGGAGAAAAAATCAGAATAAAATTCTATGAAACTATGAAATTTAATCCTGAATATACAAAAGTAGACAAATATACATTAGATAAATGCCCTGCTTACATTACAAATATTCGTTTGTTTAAAACTACTATTGAAGAAGAAAAGCAAGCTAAGGAATTATTATCATATTTCACCAAAGATGCTGATCAAGCTCTTATCTTAGACAACGCAGACCATCACTTCCGTGCGCCTTATATCTCGAAACAAAGATAATGCGGATGCAAGATATATAAAATAAAAAAATGGATTTTGTTTATATTACTAAAAATAAAATAAATGGGAAAAAATATATAGGTTCTCATACTACAAATGAATTATATGATAATTATTTAGGAAGTGGAATTTTAATATTAAAAGCTATTAAAAAATATGGGAAAGAAAATTTTGAAAGACAGATTTTACAATTATGTGAGTCAAGAGAACAAGCAATAAATTTAGAAGAATTTTTTATTAAAAAACATAAAACTTTAATTCCAAAAGGATATAACATTAGTCCATATGGAAATGCAGCTTTTCCAGGAGAAAAAAATCCAATGTATGGAAAAGATTCTTGGAATAAAGGAATAAATATGACCAATGAAATAAAGGAAAAAATATCTAAATCTTTAATTGGAAATAAAAGAAGACAAAATAAAAAACACACTGATGAAACAAAGAAAAAAATTAGTGAATCTACAAAAGGAAGAATTCCTTGGAATAAAGGAAAAAAAATAACCGAAGAAACAAGAAAAAAGTCAAAAGAATCACACAAAGGACAAATTCCTTGGAATAAAGGAAACCAAGGCGTTTCATTAGAAACTAAAGAAAAAATGAGATTATCCAAATTAGGTAAACCCTCCCCAAATAAAGGCAAAAAATTTTATATTGACGAAAACGGGAACAAAAAAATAAGTAAACAAAGATAATGAAGGCAAAAACAGTAAACGAAGCTATTGGTAAACTTCTAAGACCTAAATCTCCTCAAGAAATAAAAGATGCATTAAGGAATATAAAAATTACTTCTTTTAATTTAAAATCTTTCTTTAAAATAATTGATGTTAAAGAAGCTAACATATTAAAATATATTTGTGAAGAAAAATTTCATATGGATCCATACGAATTTGATGTATGTCGAATAAATGAAGCCATAGAAAAAATTTTAAATATTGCGTTTACTCCTAAATACCAATTTTATTGTGATGAAGTAGTATTGGATAAAACAGATAAAAGGCCTAATTCAATTTATTATGAAAGTCAATATAAACAATTTTTTGAATATAACACAAAATTTAAGTTGATAAGATTTGGGGGTAGCCCTGGCAGCGGATGGTCATATTATTGGGCTTTTCCACGTAAAGAAATAGGAAATACACTTTTTTCAATAACTGATGATTTATAAATATATAAATTGTTAAAAAACTGTTAAAGATGAAATTAAAAGACGAAAGAGACGAACTGGAAAAAATGATTAATAACAGTTCAGATAAAATAGGTAAAGAAATTACTCCTGGAGAAGCTCCTGAACTTGCAATGGAGCCAGCTTTTCATATTGATTTTGATGAATTACAAAAAGATTGTGAAAAGAAAGCTAAGAAAATGATTCACAATGCAACAGGATTTATGTTTTCTGATGACTTAGTAAAAGAAAATGCCTATTTAAAGAATAAAATGCAAGTAGATATAATTTCTTTAGCTGGTATGTTATATCAATTATCAGTTAATGAAACAATGCAAAAAGCTTTGATGGAAGAAGTTCGATCTGGCGCAATGCATCCAAGAATGTTTGAAGTTTTTGGTCAATTATCAAAAACTATAGGAGATTTGAATAAACAATTATTGCAAACGGTTGAAGCTATTAAGGTTACATACAGAGACCTTAAACAAGATATTCGTGAAAAGAATCAGGATATGGCTGCTATTGGACAAGGAGGACTTATTAAAAATGATAAGGGAATACTCGCTTTAGGAACAAAAGAATTAATTAAAGAAACAAAGAAATTAAAGGCGGCACAAAACGGGGCAATAGAGATCGAGGATATTAAAATAGAGTAAAATGCCTTCAGAAGTAGTATGGACTACTAAATCGGTCCTTTCGACAATCAAAAAATTACGACAAGGTGCTGATGTTGATTTAGGATGTTTTCATGGTAGAAATCCTGAACTCAAAGCGGCTAATATTCTATTTCAGTTAACTCATGAAGAGGAAGAGGAATTCATCAAATGTTCTTCCGATATCAATTATTTTGTTGAAACATATTGTAGATTTTTGACTGACGCGGGCCGAACCACTGTTGATTTAAGGGATTTTCAAGAGGATATACTTGAAACATTAGGACAAGAAGAGTG